AAATCGACGGTCACAATTTCCATTAACTGTTCTCCACAAACCATTGGTCTAGTAATTCAAGCGTATCGTCGCGCACCACCATCGCGCTGCCGCCTGCTTTGTGTATGGCCATGATCTCCCGCTCTTGCAGTGCAGTGGGCTTGTTGTAGCCAGCCTTGAACTCTACGCCAAGGAACTTGCCTTTGAAACACACGATGGCGTCAGGAACACCTGCACGCCCGTATCCGTTCTGCGCGGGGAAGAAGTAATAAGCACCATGCTTCTTAAAAATCTCCACGCCTTTTTGTTTTGTTTTGACTTCAGGGGTTACCACGGAGCTTCCTCATAATTCTTGGGAGCTTGTCTAGCACGTCTTGCTTTGTTGACGTACCAGCGGTTGTCTTGGAGAGTCCATTTGAATGGCCACGGACTGTCTCTTCTAAGAGTTCCAGCGTCCAGAAACGATGCAGGTTCGCACACTCCCTGCGGCGTCTGTTGTTCCGTGTGTCCTTGACTATTGTCCATGCGTCGCATCTTGGGCATTTCACTTCTCCATCTCCAGTCTGTCGGGGCACGGGCCATGACCCGTCCATGGGCTGATCTTTTCTCTGCTCTTTAACTCAACCCAGCGTCGCACACAACTCATGCACTCTGGGTGCCAGAGAGGATGCACCGGGTCATCACGCTTACGTCCATCGCAGCGCTTGACTTCATCAGGGATGTGGTCGTTCATGATTGCTCCGTACGTTTCCTGTATTCAAGATCAAATAGATTTTTTTATATGAGGCAGCAGTTGCTCAAACATCTGTTGACGATCAACTTCAGGTACTGTTTTTCTTGGGATGTATTCTGGGATAACCAACTCAATACCCAAGTGTTTAGCAAAATCTCCAAGCACTACGGAGGCGAAATCTCTTGGAGACGCGTACCATTCAACATCACGATCGCCGTCTTGTGTTTCAATAAACTCAAGGATTTGTTTCGCAAGTTTTTCTTTATTCACCGTTCTTTTCCTTTACCTTAGCTTCAATGGCTCTGGCAAAGTCCATGTTGTTCGCCCATCCTGCTTTGTATAACTCACCGATTTCTTGCTCGGTCAAGTTGACCCACGGGCGTTTCAGCTTTTCATAGGTCACTTCCAACGTACTCTCAAACCTACTCAGCATCGCGCTCTCAGGGTTTTCAACCTCGTCGGCAGTCTCTTTGATCAACTCCCAAATTACTGTGTACAGCGGTACACCAAGTTCATGGCGGTAATAGTCCATAGTCTTGCGCACTTCAGGGATCGTCTGGTTGCTCGCATCCGTCTTTAGCAGCAGCGCCAGCAGTCGCAATGCGATCCAGTCACCTTCTTTAAGTTGTCGTTTCATTTCATTCCCTTTCTATCTCTTAACCATGCCTCAATGAACCCCGCGACAAAACCGAGTACAGCCATCGTAAAGACTCCGAAGCAAAACCCAATGAGTAGATCGCAGATCATGTGTTCTCCTTTGGTTGATATGTCTTATCCATCGCGAGCCTCCATTTCTTTTATAAGTTCATCGCAAAGTCTGCGCGCGACATCGTTGCCTTTTTTGACTGTTATAACCACAGTGTCATTTTCTACACGCACCCCTCGAATTAGTTTAGCCCAATGGTTTCGGCTATATTCTTCTAACATTTGATTTTCTTGTTCAGGTGTCAAGCTCATGTGTTTTTCTCCTTCAGCTTGGTTGGGTCGGTTGAAAACTTAGCGTCGCCAGTGGCAACCCAATAGCCCTCTCGGTAGCCTTCGTAATGAGCAAGCCAAATTCCATTGAGCGCGGCTTCACTCATGGAGTCAACCTCTTTTCGTTTCATCTTTTCAAGATAGGCGTTCTTTCGGTTGGTTGCGTATTGCGCGGCGTCCTTGTGTAACTGTTCTGTGGAGGCTACTGCGGTGTTCATAGATAAGCCTTCCCCGTAAATATCCATGCGATGGGGAACCAAAGCAAACGAAGTAGTCGCCCCAAAATAGACGATCCGCCTTGCGTATTAAACTCAATTGTGAACTCGCGTTCCTCTTGCGCCATGCGTACTGCTTCATTCTTGCTCATACATTTTTCTCCTTTAGCGGATGTGTTTCATCCATTGGGCACCCTCTCTCAAAGCATCCCTCGTCAAGGTGCGGGATGTGTTTGTTTAGCGCATCAAAAAGTTTGGTTCTGAGTGCCTGCGATGCGTGATACATCACAGCCAGTTGGCAGAGTTCGTCCAGTAACGGTTTGGCTTGCGCGTATTTCATGTGTTCTTCTCTTTTAGTTTGGCTTCAACAGCTTTAAATATGGTGACATACCAACCATTGTTTTCCCATAACTCAGCCATCTCCTCATCAGTCAGCCCGACCCATTCACGTTTAGGCGCAGTGTGCTTCCAGCCGCGTCCGTCAAATGAATAACGCTTTGATACAAGATCCAGTTGTGATGGGTCTATTACTTCTCTGATGGCGGCAGCAGACTGCTCCCTTTTGGCAATCCATTCTGGGCTGCCCGGAATGCTGTCATACAACGCCGATAGAGCCAAGAGTAGTGCTTGGTCTTTGTTCATGTGTTATTCCTTATTCGGCCACTCGGCCCAGAAGATAGGTTTGCCAACCATGTCCTCCTTGTCAATCACCATGTGCGTGAACTCCAGAGGAGACACTTGTACAGGTTGAGGCTGCTCCAGCGCAGTGCGTAGTGCAAAAACCACTTCCATCGCTTGTTTAATTTCTGGATTTTGATTGTGCGGAGCCATCAAGACCTCTTCTTTGTCTCTTGCTCCATACCATTTAATAATCTCGTCCAGCGCCTCCAGCGCCTGCTCAATGACAGCGCGGTCTATTGTGATGTTCATTTCTCATCCTCCACAGGCACGTCACGCCATTCACCGGGATTCCCGTTGATCCAATACACATCGGTAGATGTGTCCTCCCACCATTGCTGAAGGATGTGAACATACCTACCAGTGTTGTCTCCGAACTCTGGTGTTGGTATTACACGTTTAGCAAAACGCAGTTTCGGTGTTGGTGTCATGTCTTGTTCCCCCTTGCTCTGATAGCTTCTGCGCACTCCTGACCTGTCTTTTCCCGTTGAGCAGGAACACAGTGCATTACCGAACACCCATCAATCCCATCTGGGCATGGAATTGGCATTGCGTATTGCTGCTTCTCCTCACACACCTTCGCACATGCTTCACGCTCGGCAGTAATCACAAGCTCGGCAAATCGCTCCACCGCCAAGATTCGCTCGTCGCTGCTCATCCACAAGTCAGCTTGTTTTGCCAACTCAAGAACTTCATCGCGGGTCATTTCTCTCCCCTCTCCCGCCTTGCTTGGTCAATCGCCTCGGCGATGCGTTCTTCCAGCGGAGCCATCTGCACGGGCCTTCCACTCCATGTCTCCCACATCCCACGGCGACGGTCATCAATCGTCAGATCACCATTGGGACTGTCCTTGAGCAACTGACCCATCTCCGGGCAGCTTGCAGTGAACTTCTTAGGCTCTGGCCCATCGGGGCAGATTGTGAATGTGTACGGTAACTTAGCCATGAATCCCCCTCCAGTAAAAATTAGTCATCTGACTGATGGACGCAATGGTCTCCTCAGCAGCTTCATCAACAGACGAAGACCCACGCATCCACTTGCTGCCGTTCCACTTCGCAAAGATGTAGAACCCGAACGAACGATGACGGCGCTGATACACGCCGGGACGAACAGGCTTCGTTGTTGCTCCGAACCAAGGTGTGAGTTTCATCCCCTTTTGCCTTTCTTTGTTGGGCCTTTTGTTACCGACCAGTCAGTGTCATGGTTACGATTCATGATTTTTTGATATATCAGGTTGTTGCGTTTTTTATTGGTGTGTACTTGTACTCGCGCTGTTTTTAGTTCTACATCTTCGGGGGTCTGGGTTCTAAGCGTGTCATAGTTGCTTGTGGCAAGTTTGCGTAGCAGTTCAACGTCTTTTTCTGGCGGTTGATCCCAAAGTCTTTCACTGATCTTGGGTAAAAAACTCGCAACAAAAACACGTACCCTGATTGTCCAAGGTAGCCCGTAATGGGGAATGCGCTTTAGTTTCGGCTCGCACTCAAAAAACTCTTTACCTGTGATGGCTTTGAACATGAGCGTGGCACCTGAAACTCGCCTGTCCATCCGCCACGCTTTGATAAGACAGGCATCCCAGTATTCTTGGGGGCTGCTCGGCAAGTTCATCTCATCACCCACCACAAGGCCAAGCAAAACAACGCCGTGATGTACAGGACAATCGCGGACGCAGCGGTTGCGCGCCGCCCGAGCCGCTCCTCCAGCAGCTTGCGCTGCAAGGTCTCCATGTCTCGTGACATCTCGTACCTCCTCGGTGGCTCATAGCGTGAGCCAATGAGAACCTTGCCGGTGTTAAATGGAAGTGGCTTAGTGCTCATACAACCCCCGTGAACAGGACGCGCAGTCGTTGTTTAAATGACAGCTTGGGTTCTGGCCCAGCGAAGACAACGCTCTGCGCTTGCTTCAAGTTCTCCACGTGCTCCTCCAACGCGGCCTTCTGCTTAACGGATTTGGCCGCTTGCATCTTTTTGTCGTGGTAGTTCTGGTTGTACACACACTGAACGTCGCAGCCAATCATCGCAGCGATCTGACCGGCTTTGAACCCCTGCTCTCGCAGCACGCGGATACGCGCTGCCAGGGTGGGCGGCTTGGCCTTGCGCTTGGTCTTAGCCTTTGGCTTGGGGATTGCCTTGCCCAGTTTCGAGTTCAATGAGTTTGTCGATGTAGTGTCTTGCTTTGCGTAAGTCATTTATTCCTCCTTTGTGTTTCCAACGGCTCAAGTACTTGACGGCATTGCCATCGAAGTAACCCAGGCCCCAGTCGTGGATGACATCCCACGTTTCGTAGTTGAATTGTTTGTAGTGGGTCCCACCCACTTGCGTTTCGTTGGCTGACAAAATCGTTTCTCCAGTAAAAACGCCCTGCTGTTGCAGAGCGTAAAGAGTGATGCGACTACCTCCTTCTTTACTCAGTGCGCCAGACGCGGATGCCGTCGGACACGGTTGCAGTTTGAAACTTGGCTTCGTACTTCTCAAGGAAAGCCTTCTTGGCCACCATGAACTTCCTGCGCCAATTCTCGGTTTCTTTTTTATTGGTTGGGTCACACGCAATTAAGAAGGAGTCACCTACATCCATTTCAATCAACGGAAACGGTGTGGGTTTACGCCCCTTGCGGTTGACCACTGGCGGGATGCCAGACTCTACTACAAATGCCATGTAACTACTCCTATATTACGTTGGTGTCAAGACGCTTCAATATAGCACTTGCAGTAGCGCCAAGCAATTCCAACTTTTCTTCTAGGGTTTCTTTACCTGTCTCAAACCAGTAGGTACCTAGCATCTTAGTTCCTATACCAGGAATCTGTACGCCATAACCGGCTACATCCAAAATGTGCATGCCCTCGCGCATCCACTTGGGTAACTCAAATTTGGCGGATTTGAGTCTATGAATAGCTCTGGCTTTGTTACCTCCGTAATAGGGCGGGTACACCGTAATCTCACACCACTGCCCCTCGGAGTCTTCATACAAAGCCACGCGGTAAGTCGTGTCTGGGTCGCGTTCACCAAGCATACTGTTCCTTTCTAGGGACCGGGTGTCAAAGAGACACCGAAAGAATTAAATGGGGACATAAAGAGTCTTGCCGCTCGGGGCTACGATACCCTTGGTGCTGACGCACCACAACACAGGCGCAGACCATCCGTCGCCGCCCCAGTCATGCTCAACGTAACCATCCGTGAAGATGATGATGCAGTCAGGCTTGATGTCTCGGGAGTTCATGTAGTCCAGCATCGAGCGCACGCGGGTGCCGCCACCACCCTTGGGCTTGGTCACTTGGGTCAACTGCTCCACAGCATCGGCCTCATACGTCTCGTGTCCTGCAACTTGATAGTCCCAGTAAATCACATCGACGCACTCAGGTCGAACGGTATCGCACGCGCCCTTGATCTCAGACAACGCACGCTGAAGTTGTGTGTCGCCTATGCTGCCTGATGTATCGACGCCGATGGTGATGCGCTTGGCTGCCTCGGTGTAGCGGGATGGCATCTTGATACCCTTGCTCATCCAGCGCCTGGACAACCTGCGCCACGTAGACAGATCGTTGCCTGATGCGTGCGTCTTCACGAAGTCTTGCAACACCTCTTGCCAATCAACGCTAACCTCCATCAGCGAATCGAGCATGCGGTTGGCGCTGCCTGCAACCTTGCCAGCCATGATGGCACCTTGGCGAATCGCCGTGTCGATCTGAGCATGTAACTGCTTGACCTCATCATCGCTCATCTTGGCAGGGCCGCCACTCGTGTCGTGCTCGTCGAACTCCTGCGCTTGGCCACCTGATGCGCTACGAACGGGAGCACCGTTACCTTTGCCAGCACCGGGTTGACCGGGGCCGGGCTTGCCTTGTCCAGGCTGACCGTTGCCTGGGTTGGGCTTGTTGGCTGCACCTTGCTGCTTGAGCCTGCGATATACCTCGCCCGTATCCATGCCATCGTACTGATGATCGAGCGCAGCGTGGGGCCAGATCGTGATGAAGGCGTCGCCGCCTTGTACCAGCGTCTCGTCGAGCAGGTTGTTGATGATGATATCGGTGGCAGTGTTGGCGGTCTGAGCATCCTCGTCGAACAGATGCTTCCACATCGTCATGTGCATGAACATCAGATGGAAGTACTCATGCAAGATCACGAAGCGCAGCGTTGCATCATCGATGCTGTCCACGAACGCACGGCCAAACATCACGTCACGCCCGTTGGTCGCAGCCGTAGGTATGTCAGACACCACACGCCACTCACCGATCATGAGCACGCTGGCTACACCCAGGCAACGATCCTCCTGCATGATCTTGGTACGTTGGCGCAGGATGCGCTCTTCTGCTGTCATTGTGGTTGGTTGAAACATGCTGGCCTCACTTCATGATCCAATGATTGGCATTCACCCAATCGGTGAACTGCTTGATGCTGGCACACTTGGCTGCCTTGGCCGGGATCTTGAGCACGCCACGGGCGAAGATGCACTGCATCTCCTTGGGCAAACGCTCGATGTACTCCAGCACAGGGATGAGCGTCTCGGGTGTGACGCGGGTGATGGCACGATGCACCGTCATCATCATGGCTGCTGCGTTGTTCTTAGGCACAGGCGCAACGTCAGGTGCGTTGACGATCGTGTCCCAGGCAGGGAGCTTGTCAGCCAAGTCAACGAACGCCATCAGGTCAAGCGCAGCACGAGGTCCGATGTTGCCAGCAATCGCTGCCAGGGTCACTGCGTTATCGTCCACTGCACTGCGCCGATCTTCACGTAACTCAAGCGATGAGAGGAACAACGAGCGAGGGGTCACAAACGACTTGCGCTGCTCCTTGGGGTGGAAGATCACCGGGTTATCAGCCGGGTCCTCTACGTCCTCGAACGATTGGAACAGCGACGGGGTCTCGTTCGCCCACGCCAGCATCGCATGGTGTACGCCATGCTCCAGCGCCCACTCGATCCACTCGGTGTTGGTTGCGAAGCGCATCTTGAGGAACGACACGCGGTTGCGTGCATGGGGTTGGAACAAATCGCCCACACCTTCAGCGCCTAGGTTGGTCGCACCCATGACGATGCTGCCATCAGGCAGGGGCTTCATACCTACACGATGCTCAAGCATGATGGGCAGCAGGGCGTTCTGCACGGGGCGTGGTGCCTTGCCGATCTCATCGAGCAGGATGAACATGGGCTTGCTGCCGTCACCTACGAACAACACGTTAGGCAAAAACCGTGTGACCATCTGCTCACGATCCGTGTCAGGAACCTGAATGTCACCCACGTCAAGCTGCGTGCAGTCCACTGTGATGTAGTTGTACTTGTCACCCACCAGTGTGCGGACAACCTGCGGGATGCTGGACTTGCCTGAACCCATCGGTCCCTCGACGATGTAGGTCTTGTCCATCCCGTTGACAGAGATGAGCTTGGCGATCTGGTTGATTGATAGACGTAAGTCCATGGTATCTCTCCTTGTTTAACTGGTTAAATTACAGTGCGAACTTGTCGATGATGTTCTGCATTGCACTGCGGGTGGACTCTTGCAACGCTTTGCTTTCTTTCAGTGAATCAATGTCGATGCGAGTGAGCGTGCGCTCCAGCATCTGTCGTGCCTCCTCTAGCTTGGGGTCGTTGGTGATATTGAGATCGCGCAACAGGCCACACAACTCAAGCCCCTGGTCCAGCATAGACTCGTGCAGCTTGGGACGGCGTGCCTTCTTGATGGTGACCTTGAGCACGTTGCCTTCGTCGTCTACCTCCTTGATCTCTTCGGTGGCATCGGGGTCATGCTTGAGTACAGCATCCATACGCTCACGCACCCACTCAACCTGCTGCTTCACGCGGTCCCACGTACTGGCCAGGGCAGCAGCCACACGCGCCTCGACGATGCCCTCGTGCCGGGTCTGCAATTCCTGCAATGCTTCGGTGGCAATGTCTAGGCGGAAGTCGCCAGCCATGGGGATGGGCGAGACCACAAGGTTGAAATAGAACTTGTCCTTGACTTGACTCTCGGGTGGATACTCGCTGCGGTCAAAGAACGCACCGTTCTCAAACGCTTGCTTACTGACCTCGGTGGTGTACACGTTGCAGAATATCTGCACCAGATCGTTGAAGCGTTTCTCATACTTGGCAGCGTCAGCCATGATCTCCATGTACGAAGAAGTTGTGATGATGCGTCCGCCGTTGTCATCCCATGGCAGCGTGACGTTGTTGTACCAGTGGCGCACCTCACCACGCAAAGACTTGATCGCCTCCAGTGCAGGGGACTCACTGAACAGATGCTTGTGCACGGATGCAGCACGCTTGGAGCGTGCGCCCTTGGCAGCGCCGACCTCGGCCTCAGTCTTCTTGTCTTTCTTGCGTGCCTCCCACACGCCGATATTCAGGTAGCCCAGCATGGATGCTGATGCGATGGATGGAAGGTTCGCTATAGCTGCGTTCTTATTCATGATTACTCTCCTTGGAATGTAATGAAACAAACTTGGTTAACCCCGTAAGGGCGAAGCTCAATTATATCACTATTGTCTATGGTTATACAACGATGGCCTGACCATCCGATCTCACGCTTTACCCTACGGACAATAGCGTATTTAGACAGGCAATCAATCACGTCAATGACGTGTCGTTTAACCCATGAGTAATTGGCCTCATGTCCGAACGTGTCGGTGACTTCGATGTTGACTTTCATTCTCTCTCCTTGTTTAACTGGTTAAACTCAGTGCATCTGTGCTGTGTCGCACAGTTCATCAAGCAAATACAGGGCAGGTTCACCGCCCCATAGCTTGTCTTCTACATGCTCCAGCACCTCGTCGGTCAGGGCATGGCGGTTGATCATCTTCTTGGCAAACTCCACGTCCTGTGGGTAGATGTGCTTGGCAAGCAAGCGCACCAGTGGACCCGTGGCTCCGCGCATCGCATCGTTCAGAGCATCGAGCAACTCATCCTCTAGTGTGTACTCACCTCGCTGGGTGGGGTGCCACTCACCCCACGCTTCATACGTACTCTCCTGCACCATGGGGTCACGCTCGGTGGGCAGCGCATCCCAGTCGATACGCACGGCAGCATCAGCCAGCCGCTCCAGGTACTGCACGTCAAGCGATTCACCTGCACCATGCGCTCCAGCGTAGCCGACCGAGATGTTGGTGCACTCGGGGATGAAGTCAACGAACTCTGCGGTGTCAGTGTAAATACCAGTATCGTCAGGTGATAGCAGCAGGAAGTCAGGGTGTACATCATTGAGCGCAGTCGCCAGCGCAGCGGCGAACGTATCGGAGCAGCACCGACCCCAGCCTTGGTGCGTGATCACATCAGTCATACCCTTGCGATCGAACGCGATGGCACGATCAAACTCCATGAGCATCTCATTGTCATGGTCAGCGAGGTGCTTGGCACCGATGCCGCCGCACTCCTCACCCTGGGTGAAGATGTAGTAACCCGGCACATCAGACCAGAGCATGTGAAACAGCACGGCCACACCTGCGCCGTCATCTGCACCGAGACACGAACCACCGGCTGCGCTCCACGTTTGTGCAGTCTTGGCCACAGGGTTGGCACCGTCTTGTCTGTGCACCGAGTCCAGGTGGGCGACGAACAGCGTGCGGTTGGTCTGGGCTTTGCGATTGTCGATGTGCAGGTTGTCCGCACTGTCGAGGAAGATATGGGGTTGGCATCGCTCGGGCAGGTTGTCAGTCAGCCACATCATGAGTTCCCATACACCTGCGCCACCATGTGGGCGAGCCAGGGTCAATGCACGATCAAGTGCAGCGTAGAGTTTGGTTGTGTTGGTGTGTTCATACTTCCTCCGATTGTTCTTCCAGATGTTCCTTGGCCGTATCACTGTCGGGGTGATAGGTTTCGCCGTCGATCTCGACGTACTCTTCATCGTTGCTGTACCAGTCGCCTGAGTCAGCGCACTGCCATGCCTCGCTCTGGTGTTCGTAGTCACCATTGGCAAGCTCGACGATCTCGTTATCTTCCAGATAATCCTGGTGGTAGTACTCATCTTGCGAGCCGATGTAGACCACATCGTCTTCGTGGACGTAATACTGTCTGCCGTTGCGACCATACGCATACCGGTAGTGGTTGTCGCAGCAGTTCGCGCAGACCTGTCGATCCTCGTGGTAGCCGACCCAGTACCCATCGCCCTCACCGAACCGCGATTCGCAGTCCTCGCACTCCTCGCCTGTGCTGACCGTGCCGTCGGTGTTGTTGCACTCGTACTCACCGTACGGTGTGATGCACAAGTACCGTTCACCCGAGCTGTACTTTATGTCCACAGTCTGCACTGAGCCGTCGAGATACGGAGCGATGAAGTCGTCGCTCCAGCCGGTGCCGATGAAGTCCAGCGTGCAGCCTTCCCAGTCGTCGCGCTTCTCGTAGCCCTGGTCCACGAGCCACGCCTCCAGCGTCTCGTCGGTGTAGCTGTACCCATCGCCCTTCTTGTACGAGCGAACGAAGAACTTAGCCTCGCCGTCGTCCATGCACAGGGCACGGCCCACTGTGTCGTCAGCATCCACACGCACCGCCATGTGCCAACCACGCGCCGGGTTGTAGACGTTGTACGGGTGCTCCTCGGGGGTGCGCCACTCCTTGGCCATGCACGAGCCCGGGCCACGCAGCAGATGGAAAAGCATCTCGGCCATTGTGTGCACAAGTTTGCACGACTCAGGCGCAGCCAGGGCTACGAGGTCACGGATCTTATGGTCAGGCATGCCGGGAAAATGTCGCGTTAAGTATTTGCCCAGTGTGGTCACGGTCTGCCGATCTGCCTCGCCCGAACGCTCGTCACGGGTATACGCTACCTTGGCACGAGCCCCATCGTCTGGGATGTGGGGATACTCAAGGGTCAACTGGTGCCAGTCAGCAGGTACATGACCTGCGTCGAGCGCACGGATTACGAACGGATGCAGCTTGGCTTGGGAACGCTCTCGTGCATACCATGAACGGTATTTCGAGATGATAAAAGCCAGTTCAAAAACACGGTTCGTAGACTCTGCGGTATTCATATTAACTCTCCTGTTTAACTGGTTAAATTAACTCTGCGGTTTTGGTCTTCATTCTTTCTCTCCTCGGGTTGCTTCACACAATTCATTGAGCCGCCGATGCACTGCCTCAAGCAAGGTTTGCACGTGGTTACGCTTGCTAAGACTGTCTAGGTTATTCAGTGCAAACTTCACGCAGTCACGCATACTGACAAGTTCAATGTTCCATTGGTACTCTTGTCCTTCGTCCATTTCATCTCTCCTTCGCAGCACCATGCTGCCTTAAAGCACTAGCCTTAAGGCAGGGGACCGTATCCCCTGCGGGTATTACCGACTCTTTCGCGGGAAGCTATTACTCACACTGTCAGATGTTCCGCCCCAGCGGTGGCCCCGCCGTGACTGTCACATTCCACCCACCACAGGGACGACTTACGCAAGACACACAGGTCTGCTACGTTGAAGTGGTAAGGCAGCCGAACGTCGTACCCAGGGATCACTCCCTGCGCTTGTGTACGCTTAGACGCACACCTAGTTCTGACAGCGTACTGAATAGCTACGCTATGGCAGCCGGGTGCTAACCGGCTGCGCTGATGATGAATTGTTAAAGAGTGGCTGAGTTATCTGGAGATAAACCCCGTCGATAAATAAATCCCAACCAGACTCTATTATGCCATATAACGTAGGGTTTGTCAACCCCCTAAAGCGTCGGTCATTCTCTCCGCCATTCCGTGTGGTGGGTGGTGTACCAGTCCATCCATCGCTGCCGCATCTCCTGAGTCTCAAGGGCATTGATCAATCGACGCCTGTCTCCCGTGCCCTCGATCATGCGCTGTGCGAGGCGGGACATGAGCAACACGTTCCTCGGGGTGGCTGCTTTGCTCGTATCTTTACGCCCGATGCGCACGGCGGATAAAGACTTAAAGTTTTCGTAGCTCAGGGGTATCCCCAACACAGGGCACGTGGTGGGCAGCTCATCGTTGACGTACAGATCAGTGATCTTGAACGAACTTCTGAACGCCCCATTGCGACTGTGCAGCTTACTCCTGGCTACGTTACACACACGCCTCAAGGTATCGTATCGAGGGTCTGCCCGTCGCAGTCTGTTAATGGCAACTTCTTCTTTCGGCGCTGGGGGTGGCGGTGGCTCAATCAGTCCCATCTCAGCTAACATCTTGCGTACAGTGATGCGGGTGATGTCGAACTCAGCGGCGATGCGGGTAATTATGGCAGTGTGGGCCCAGCCCTTTTTGTTCAAGGCAGCGAACCGATCGCCCATCGCCTCGGCTCGCATATCACGACGTGCCTGCATATGGCCTGTGGTGATCATGTCTCGGGCAGCAGCAACACTGCGGATTTGGGGGCCGAAATTGAGTGGCCAATCGAGTGGGATTTTGGATTGATGGGCACTTGGAGACACGTGCCGAGTGAATAAAAGGAAGTCCTTATACCACGCCCACTTCGCCATGAATTTGCCCAGGAACATCACGTAGTCTTCGGGTCCGATAAAGACGGGCACAGGTTTGCAGTGTATTTCGGGGTTGTTTAGCGAGTTGGCTCGAAAACGTGGGCGGAGTTGCTCATCAAGGTAAACCCTGAGAACGAGATACTCGGGTGTGCAGAATTTCATGGTTGGAGGTCCTTTGTTCCGGATGTTCCGGCGTGTTTTGTTAATAGAGAACGAAAAGTAAAAATGGGGACAGAGTCGATTGCATTGAGTGACAACGTGTTAGCCTCCTTTGGGTTTGGGGGTGAGTGAAGTTCTATTACGTTCCGGTAGAGAAGGTGCGGCTACGAGCAGGATTATACATTGTGTCGGAATTCTAGCCCCGAATCAAAAAAGACACAAGTTATAAAGTCGTTTGTAGCCAGTCATATAAAAATAAAAATAAATAGGAACAAGAGAACAGAAGGAGCACTGCAAATTTCTGAGCTTGCAAATCAACAACTTAGCGTGCTTTTTTTGTTCCGTGCTTCTGGAACTCTTTGGAACATTTGGAACAGACCAAAAAAGACACAAAAATTAAATTATCTGGGGATAACTCCCCCCGACACCCGGTCCCGCGCAGAATAATGCCCTGCGCCTATCCACGCACGCTATTGCGTGTCAGTTATCTGGAGATAACTCGGTCTGGCTCGCGTGGTGGCCTGCGCCGTCGCGCCCGCGTGCTGGCGTGCTAGCCTCGCGTGCTCTTGACACCCGGTCCCTGCCTCAAAAAGCAGGGACGAAAAAAAGCCCCGCCGAAGCGGGGCTGGGTTAGGGTTGGAAGGTCAAGCCTTCACTGCATCGGGTCCGGGGGTTTGCGCTACCTTGATAGAGCGAAGGATCGCAAGCATGGCGGACAAGTGATCTTCCAATTCGGTGAATTGTGAACCCATGGGGACCCCAAGTTTGGTGCGAATCGCCATAATATTTTGCAGCGCTGCGATCGCGGTCTCCCTTGGGTTAGCTTGCGCATCATTCGCGGCCGGTGCACTAGGTGTCGCAGTGGCCTTATCGACACTCTCCGCCTTGCTCGGGCGGCCGCCTTTTGCGCCTTGGGTTGGAACCGCAAGGTCTGATAACAATTCATTGTTCAGTGAACGATCGGAATCTAGAATCGCTTGCAAAAATTTAGGGTCCGCTTTTGCAACCCTGCGCAGGTTCGAAGGGAAAGCCCGAGGGATAACCTCGCCCACCTCTTCGAATCCCCCACGGGCCGCCTCGATAACGTCTTCCACATGGGCTCCACCTTGCAAGGCGAGCATGGCGGCACGGGTTAGGCCCGTCCCTGCACTAGCGTACACTCTCGCGGCATCGACCACATTGGACAACAAAGAAACGATAACAGATTGTTTCGACATTTTAACTCTCCGGTTTTGATTGATGAAACGTAGGATCAAATGCCCTACACTATTGGAGTGATGGTGTTTCTTGTGTTTATCTCCGGATAACCCCACCCATCCCCCACCCCCCGGCTATGGTTTGGGACTCCGCCGCGCCGCTGTCGCTGTATTCCACTCCCCCAAGTACCAAAAACTTAGCGACGCTGCAAAAATAAAGGACATACCCCCCTACGCATTTTTACCCAAGCTAAATACCCCCAAATATAGGAACACCCCCCGGGTAGGAGTCCCAGGTACTTGCACCCGCTTTTATTTTTGTATATGCTGCACCCGCAATGATTACCTGTCACGCAGAAGAATTCGTGCCAATCACCGTGGGGCTGCAAGAACCCTACGGAAATATCCGTGATAAAGCACGCGCAGCTTGCAATGCAGCCAAGCTTTTGCAAGACGAAGGCTATGATGGCGAAGATGCCAACTCAAAAGACTTTGAGTTCAGCCTAAAAACACTTGTCACGGACATGGCAGCGGGTAAGGAAGTCGCTGCTGCGCGAATTGATCCCCTGATTCAGACCCCTTCAGGTGCAATCGAGGTCAATGCGGTGCTCACTGCGTTCGATATGGCTGTGGTACAAGATGCCAAGCGCATCAGAAACTACGTCACAAACAAGCTGATCCTGGAATCAGAGAACATGGATGCGCGAATCCGCATCAAAGCCCTGGAAATGCTGGGCAAAATCAGCGATGTGGGTCTGTTTAGCGAGCGTACGGAAGTCACAATCAACAATCGTTCCACGTTGGAGCTTGAAAACACGCTCAAAGACAAGCTGCGTCGCCTGATGGGTACGGATACTGCCGAGGATGTACAAATTAACCCCATGCCCGTGGTCGATCCGGTCAAAATTGATGTGGATAACGCTCTAGGCGACCTGTGATAGACGCCCTTGGTCTAAATACCCTGACTGCGCATGAGCTAAAACTCCTGCACGACAACATTTCGTCGTTTTCGCCTGAAGAACAGGTGCAGATTCTGGCGATTTCAGAAGAATTGGAGCGCAGAGCACAGTCAAAACGCTGCCAAAACGACCTGATTGAGTTCTGCAAACACATCGACCCCACGTATATTGTTGCAGCGCACCACAGAAGGCTGGCAGAACTGCTGGTTGAGATTGCTTACGGCAACAAAGACCGTATTGCGGTGTCCGTACCCCCTCGGCATGGCAAATCTCACCTTGTTTCGACGCTATTTCCGGCGTGGTTTTTAGGTAAATTCCCTGATAAAAAGGTGCTGATGGTGTCAAACACCACAGATTTGGCGGTTGATTTTGGGCGCAAAGTGCGTAACATCATCGCTGACTCCAAGTACCAATCCATCTTTCCGGGGGTGTCCCTTGCAGCAGACTCCAAAAGCGCCGGACGTTGGTCTACTAATCGTGGTGGTGAGTACTTTGCCACTGGCGTTGGTTCTGCTTTGGCGGGTCGCGGTGCTGATCTGTTGCTGATTGACGACCCGCATGATGAGCAGGATCTGCTCGCAGGGAACTTCGATGCACTGGAGAAAGCCTACCAGTGGTTCATGTTTGGAGCACGAACCCGTCTGATGTCTCAAGGCCGTGTGGCGGTGGTGCACACCCGCTGGCATCAGGATGACTTGATCGGCCACTTGGTCAGGGACGCTGCTAACAACCCCAAGGCTGACCAGTACGAAGTCTTTGAGTTTCCGGCCATATTGGAAACCGCCATTGGACAAAAAGCTCTATGGCCTGAGAAGTTTGATCTGGATGCACTGGAGCGTACCAAGGCGTCAATGCCGTCATTCCAGTGGAACGCGCAGTACATGCAGTCCCCCACCTCGGAAGAAGCTGCAATCATCAAGCGCGAGTGGTGGGTGCCCTGGACATCAGAGGATGCCCCGTCGTGCGAGTACGTGATCATGACGCTGGATGCGGCAGCGGAGAAACATAACCGGGCGGACTATACGGCGCTGACGACGTGGGGAGTGTTTGTTGATGACAACCTCACTGGGGGTGCGTCACACCTCATACTGCTCAACGCGATCAACGTGCGGGTGGAGTTTCCAGAGTTAAAAGAGCTGGCGTTCAGGGAATGGAAAGATTGGGAACCGGACTCGTTCATTGTGGAAAAGAAATCCGCCGGGACGCAGTTGTATCAAGAACTCAGGCGTATTGGGATACCGGTCCAAGAATTCACTCCCCACAGAGGCACAGGCGATAAAGTTGCCCGTTTGAACGCTGTGGCCGATATACTGCGCAGTGGGATGGTCTGGTATCCACAAGGGCGTAGATGGGCTGAGGAACTTATTGAACAGTGCGTGGCGTTTCCATATGGGTCAAATGATGACTTGGTTGACTGCACATCCATGGCACTGACACGGTTTAGACAGGGTGGGTTCATCAGTTTGCCAAGTGACTACCGGGACCGCGATTATTTTGCGCACCGTAGGGTGGCGTACTACTGAGGATAATCATGGCAACAAACATTGACCGCGCTCTGACGCCATTCAATCCCGAAGACATGGGTGCAGAACCCGCGTTGGAAATTGAGATTGAAGACCCTGAATCAGTCACCATCGGCATCGATGGACTTGAGATTCAGCTTGGGGCTGAGGAAACTCCAGAAGGTGAGTTTGATGCCAACCTTGTTGATGAGATTGACTCAGGTGCATTGGCTACCTTGGCCAGTGAATTGATCTCAGACTACGACAATGATTTGAGCAGCCGTAAAGACTGGGAAGAAACTTACGCCAAAGGTCTAAAACTGCTGGGTCTAAAGTACGAAGAGCGCACCGAGCCGTGGTCGGGAGCTTGCGGGGTGTTCTCCCCCATCTTGACGGAAGCTGTTGTTCGGTTTCAGTCTGAGGCCATCACTGAGCTGTTCCCCGCTTCAGGTCCGGTAAAAACCCAAATCATCGGCAAGCAGACCCGTGAGAAGGAAGAAGCCGCCGAGCGTGTTCAGGATGACATGAACTACCAGTTGACTGATGTCATGGTGGAGTATCGGCCTGAGCATGAGAAGATGTTGTGGAACCTGCCGATCTCAGGCAGTGCGTTCAAGAAGGTTTATTACGATCCGAGCTTGCAGCGGCAAGTCTCCATGTTTGTTCCGGCAGAAGATATTGTTTTGCCGTACGGGGTCTCAGAGATATTTTCTGCACCGCGTATCACCCACCGGATGCGTAAGTCCAAAAACGACATCACGAAACTTCAGGTTGCTGGGTTTTATGCGGATGTTGAATTGGGCGAGCCGTCAAAGAACATTGACGAGATTCAGAAAAAGAAGGATGAAGAAACTGGGTTCTCAGCTTCGTATGATGACCGGTTCCTCCTACTAGAGGTCCATGTCGAGCTCAACCTTGAAGGGTTTGAGGACAAAGACAAGCACGGTGAACCTACTGGCATTGCGCTGCCGTATGTCGTTACGATCATCAAAGATACGCAGCAGATTCTCTCAATCCGCCGTAATTGGTACGAAGATGACGTTACCAAGCATAAGCGTCAGCACTTTGTCCATTACCAGTACATCCCTGGGTTTGGCAGCTATGGCTTTGGTTTGATCCACCTGATTGGTGGTGCTGCCAAGAGCGCCACGTCCTTGACCCGTCAGTTGGTTGATTCGGGTACGCTGAGTAACTTGCCCGGTGGCTTGAAGGCTCGGGGACTGCGTATAAAGGGTGACGATACACCGATCGCTCCTGGGGAATTCCGTGATGTAGATGTTCCGTCTGGCACTGTGCGTGACAACATCATGCCGCTGCCGTACAAGGAGCCAAGCCAGACGCTGCTTGCGTTGCTCAATCAGATCGTTGAAGAAGCACGCCGATTTGCTGCCACTGCGGATATGCAGATCAGCGACATGAGCGCACAAGCTCCGGTGGGTACGACGCTGGCTATTCTTGAGCGTCAGTTGAAAGTGATGTCGGCGGTTCAGGCCCGCATGCACTACAGTATGAAGCAAGAGCTTCAGTTGTTGGCGGCGATCATCCGTGACTACACGGACGACAGCTATTCGTATGAGCCTGATGGGGAAGAAGGCGCTCGCGCCAAGCGCAGTGACTACGACACGACGGAGATTATTCCTGTCAGTGATCCCAACGCGGCCACGATGAGTCAGCGTGTGGTGCAGTATCAAGCTGCACTGCAACTTGCCCAGATGGCTCCGCAGATCTACAACCTGCCCCAGCTTCACAGGCAGATGTTGGACATCCTTGGGATCAAGAACGCCGACAAGATCGTTGAGTTGCCAGAAGACAAGAAGCCGCAAGACCCCGTGTCCGAGAACATGGACGTGCTGCGTGGCAAACCAATAAAGGCGTTTGCGTATCAGGACCACGAAGCCCACATGGCCACGCACCAGTCGTTCATGCAGGACCCGAAGATTGCTGCTGCGATTGGACAGAACCCCGCTGCACAACAGATGATGTCCGCGTTGATGGCGCACATTGCTGAACACGCGGCGTTTGCGTACCGTGCACAGATTGAGATGGCGCTGGGTGTGCCGTTGCCTGCACTTGATGCGGATGATGAAGCGCCTGTCAGCATGCAAGATGAGAAGAATCTTGCCCCGCTAATCGCTGCCGCTGCACAACGCACAATGGTTCAGAACCAAGCGATGGCTGCGCAGATGCAGGCGCAACAGCAGATGCAAAATCCTGAGCTTCAAATGGCGCAGGCTGAACTGCAAATTAAGCAGGCGGAAACACAGCGTAAAGCCCAGAAAGATAGCGTGGATGCACAGATCGCTGCCCAGCGTCTTCAACTGGAAAGCCAGCGCATTGCGGTGGATGCGCAAAAGACCATGGCTAAAGCCAACATGGATAAGCAAGCCAAGGATGCTGACCGCGCCGCAAACGCGCAGCTTGAATTGATCAAACACATGAGTCGCAACTCTCAACCTAAGGTTAGATGATGGAAGACATTGCTTCACTCAGGATTCTTCGCGCAAAAATTAGAGAACGTATGAACGATACCGCTGATGCCCTTGCGGGTGGCAGCGCCAAGGATTTCGGTGACTACCGGAATCTCTGCGGGGTTATTCACGGGTTGGCCCTTGCAGAGCGTGACTTACTAGACCTGCAAAACTCTATGGAGCAAGCTGAAGATGAGTGAAATACTCCTTTCAACCGGTGAGGAAGCAATTCCCACTGTACTTCCGGAAACGGCTGAGGAAAAAGCAAAGCAGCTTCCGATGCCTTCAACCTATCACCTCCTATGTGTATTACCGGAGATTGATGACAAATACGACAGCGGGCTGGTTAAATCCGGCCAGACCATGCACTTTGAAGAAGTGATGTCGCCTGTTTTGTTTGTGGTTGCCATGGGGCCTGACTGCTACAAAGACCCACTGCGTTTCCCAAGCGGCCCGTCTTGTAAGACGGGGGACTTTATTTTGGTTCGTCCAAATACCGGGACTCGGGTCAGGATTCACGGACGTGAATTCCGAATCATCAACGACGACAGCGTAGAGGCAGTTGTTGAAGATCCACGTGGTATCAGCCGCATATAAGGAGCGCATCCATGGCAGAGATGGAAAAAACAGAATTTGAGTTTCCTGATGAGAAGCAACAAGAGGCTCCTGCAACACCAGAAGTAGAAGCTAAGGGTAAACCCGAAGAAGCAGATATTGAGATCGTTGATGACACTCCCGAAGAAGACCGTGGGCGTAAACCACTTGCTAAAGAAGTGGTGGATCCAACGGATGATGAGCTTCAGGATTACAGCGAAAAGGTCAAATCCCGCATTAAAGAACTGACGCACGCTCGTCATGACGAACGTCGCGCTAAAGAAGCTCTTTTGCGGGAGAAAGAAGAAACCATTCGATTGGCTCAGAATGTTCTTGAGGAAAATAAAAAACTCAAAGAACGATTGTCGAAGGGGGAAAGTACCTTTGTGTCTCAGGCACAACGGCTAGCTGAAGTCGAGGTTGAAAAGGCTAAGGCAGCGCTTAAAGCAGCACATGAGGCTGGTGATACTGAAGCGTTTGTGGAGGCCCAAGCAGCTTTGAATAAGGCTGTTTACGTGCAAGAGCGCGTAAAAGCAATTAAACCGACCCCCTTGCAAAAGGAAACTGAGTCTGATAATGTCCAGATTCAACAGGCCCAGCAACCGCCAGTTCCGCAAGTTGACCAAAAAGCACTTGCTTGGAGGGAACGGAATTCGTGGTTTGGGGATGACGATGAAATGACAAGTTTCGCGCTCGGCCTGCACAATAAACTTGTCAAAGCTGGTTACGATACGAAGTCGCAGGAATACTACGATGCCATCGATAATCGGATGAAACAGGTCTTCCCCGACCACTTCAAACCCGTCGAGAAATCTGACGAGCCTCCAGCAAAAAAACCCGCTACGGTTGTAGCGCCATCAAATCGATCTACGTCGGCCACAAAAATTAGGCTAACGCAATCGCAAGTAAACATCGCAAAACGGCTTGGTGTTCCTCTGGAACTCTATGCTAAAAAAGTTGCGGAACAAATGAGGGATCAAAATGGCTGAACGTATTTCCCGCGAAATGGATTCACGGATCAAGATGGAGCGACCAAAACAATGGATGCCCCCTGAGACGCTGCCTTCTCCTAACCCGGAGCCAGGGTATGCGTTTCGTTGGATTCGTGTCAGCACGCTTGGGACTGATGATCCCAGCAATGTCTCCTCAAAACTCCGCGAAGGCTGGGAGCCTGTAAAAGCTTCTGAACACCCGGAGATCCAATTGATGGGCAGTGGTTCCAAGAACCGTTTCCCAGACAGCATTGAGATCGGAGGTCTTCTGCTTTGCAAAACACCAAAGGAGTTTGCCGAACAGCGCGACGCCTACTACCAAAAACAGGCAGATGGGCAGATGCAATCGGTAGACAACACTTTCATGCGCGACAACGATCCTCGGATGCCTCTGTTTAAAGAGCGTCGCTCAGAGGTTTCGTTTGGTCGCGGTACACCTCAATCATAGGAGTCTTAAATGGCTTACCCGACTGTTTCTGGGCCTTACGGCCTAAAGCCGGTCAATCTGATCGGCGGGCAGGTCTTTGCGGGTTCTACCCGTAGCTTGCCCATCATGTACGGCTACAGCACGAACATCTTCTACGGAGATTTCGTTAAGCTGAACCGTGGTTTCGTTGAGCGTCAAACTGTGACGACCGCTGGCGGTGCCGCCGGTATGGTTGGCATTTTCTTGGGCTGCTCGTTCACCAACCCCACGACCAAGCAGAAGCAATTCAGCCAATACTGGCCCGCCAGTACGGCTGCTGGCGATGCCGTGGCTATCGTTTGTGACGATCCTGATACTGTCTTCCAGGCAGCTATCGTGACGGCCAACGGTGGCACGACCATCGGCTCGGCTGCTATGGCTCTGGTCGGTCAGAACCTACAAGGCTCTGATCTGGCTGGCAACACCAACACCGGTGACTCGTACAACGGTCTGTTGGTTCCTGCCGCTACCACCAGCAGCGCTTATGTTGCTCGCGTGGTTGGCTTGGTGCCTGACACCGCCGCCTCTCTGGGAACGGCCACGTTCACCAGCATTGCAACTGCTACCGTCACCTGCTCGGCTTTGCCTTATGCACTGCCCGTGGGTACTGACGTTGGCTCGTTGAGCACTGCTGGCGTGTTCATCCCCAGCGGGTCGTATGTGGCTACTGCCGCTGCGGCTGGCGACACGTCCGTTGTTCTGAATGCTGCCCCCTCGGCTGCATTTGGTTCTAGCGCAACCCTGGTGTTCACTCAGTATCCTGAAGTTCTGGTTAAGCTGAACTTCGGCATCCATGAGTACTACACCGCCACCGCCGTTTAAGGAGTGATCTGAAATGGCTATTTCACGTGCCCAACTACTCAAGGAACTCCTGCCCGGCCTGAATGCGCTGTTCGGTATGGAGTACGCTCGCTACGGCGAAGAGCACAAAGAGATCTACGAAACTGAGACCTCTGAGCGCTCGTTTGAAGAGGAAACCAAGCTGTCTGGATTCTCCGCCGCTCCGGTGAAGAACGAAGGCACTGCCATTCGTTACGACAATGCGCAGGAAGCTTGGACGGCTCGCTACAACCACGAGACCATCGCTATGGGTTTCTCCGTCACCGAAGAGGCGATGGAAGATAACCTGTACGACAGCCTGTCTTCACGCTACACGAAGTCTTTGGCTCGCGCCATGGCTTACACGAAGCAAGTGAAGGCTGCATCGGTTCTGAACAACGGCTTCTCCAGCGCTGTGACCTATGGCGACGGTGTGAGCCTGTTCTCGACCCAGCATCCGCTGGTCTCTGGTGGCTACAACAGCAATCGCCCATCCACTGGCGCTGACCTGAACGAGACTTCCCTGGAAGCCGCCGTTATTCAGATCGCTGGTTGGACGGATGAGCGTGGTCTGTTGATCGCTGCGAAGCCTAAGAAGCTGATCGTTCCGCCGAACCTGATGTTCGTTGCTACCCGTCTGTTGGAAACCAGCCTGCGTGTTGGCACCACCGACAACGATATCAACGCGCTGAAGAACAACGGTTCGATCCCCGAGGGTTACACCGTGAACCACTTCTTGACCGACACCAATGCGTGGTTCCTGACCACGGACGTGCCCAACGGTCTGAAGCACTTCGTGCGTGTGCCTCTGGCGACTTCAATGGACGCGGATTTCGACACCGGAAACAATCGTTTCAAGGCCCGTGAGCGTTACAGCTTCGGCGTGTCAGATCCTCTGGGCATCTTCGGATCGCCTGGATCGGCCTGATCAAGGGGAAACCCTTCCCAAGGGGGCCTTGTGCCCCCTTTTTCTTTTTGTTACATTGTGTTTTCCAACACGCATGGACATTGAGGCAAATTGGGTGCGAACGTCAGCGCATCCCATGAAGCTTTAACCTGACGGATCAGTGTCCAGCCGTGTTGGTGCCTCTGGAGAGTGTGTGCCGACCGTTGGCCCGCAAGCGCGGTGAGCAGTGGAACTTCATGCTGAATAAGGATGCAATAGCCCTGGGTTGCGCCAGGGGCCAACAATTATTTTGAAAGGGGCCTTGCGCCCCTTTTTCTTTTGATATATAAAGCTGCAAGTCCAAGATGTTTTCACAGCTTACTGACCGGCTTGGCGGACTTCCCTCAAAGACAGTAAGCGCAGTATGAGGATATTCCCATGGGATTCGCAACTCACCTTGGCCCGTGGCTGTTGGGCACCGTCAAGAACACGACTGGTACGACCGCAGGCACGATTCAGAATCTGGGCGCAACTGTTGTCTCTCAGACCAAGACGGCCACCAAAGCTGAAACTTCCGCCACGACGCTCGCAGTTTTGCCTGCTGGTGCTTGCATTACCTCGGTTGTGTTGGTGATTGATGGTGCTGTGTTTAACGGCACGTCTCCCACGCTGACCATCAAGAATGGTTCTACGACCATTGGCACGATTACCCCCACCTCTGGTACGGGTGGTTCTTATTCGATGGCTTTCTCCACCACGGCTGCTAATGCTGCTTTGGCAACGAACGTCGGCTCTACCGATGCAATCATCACCTACACCGTGAGCGGCACTTCGGTGACGACTGGCTCTGGTACGTTGGTGATTTCTTACATCGTTCGCGGCTCTGACGGCGCGATGTATCCGACCGCTTCACAGCAATAACTAGGGGCGCATCATGGCGATGCAAACTGATGTCAAGGCGGGGTACGTATCGTCCTCCGCTACGGTGTTTAGTGGCCGTACTCGCTTTAAGGGTTTGGTTGTTACGCCGGGATCGTTGGCTGGTACTGCGGTAGTTCGTGACGGTGGTGCAAGCGGAACGGTGTTGTTCTCAACGGCTACGTTGCAAAATGGCACCCCGTTTAACGTCATCGTCCCTGGCGAAGGCGTGGTGTGCGCTACCGATCTGTATGTGGCAGTAACAGGCACCGGCACCACCGCTACGGTGTTCTATGGCTAAGTCACCAGCATGGCAGCGAGCAGAGGGCAAGAATCCGAAGGGCGGACTGAACGCCAAAGGCCGCGCCTCCTACAATCGCGCCAATCCTGGGAAACCGGGGTTGAAGCCACCTGCCCCGCATCCAAAGACGGAGAAGGACGCAAAGAGGCGCAAGTCATTTTGCGCCCGATCCGCAGGACAAGCGAAGATGTTTCCGGAAGCGGCGAAAGACCCAAACAGTCGGCTTAGAAAGGCGCGAAAAGCATGGAATTGCTAGTTGAGCGTTGGGCACCAATTTTTGGGTACGAGGGTCGTTATGAAGTTAGCGATCATGGTCGTATACGCTCGTTGGCTAGATTCCGTCGCGGCAAAGCAGGCGCGCTTGTTCCTGTTCCTGGAAAGATAATGGCGCTTTGTCAAAAAGTACGAAACAACAATGGCAGGACACTGCCTTATATGGAGATTAAACTTCGCGATGGCTCTCCAAGGCATGTTCATTGCAAATCTTTTTTAGTGCACAGACTTGTTGCTCAAGCTTTTGTTGGTGAATTGTTTGATGGTTGCCATGTAGATCATATTGATGGGGATCATGCTCACAATCATTGGAGCAATCTTAGGATTCTTACGGCGCAACAACATGCGTTGCTTCATCCTTGTTTTAAAAATAAAGAGGCTAAAGAAAAGTTTCAAAATGCGGCTCAGGCAAAAATAAAGGCCATGCGAGATGCTGGTGAAATTGTTGGCCGATTTAGAGTTAAAGCAGAAAAAGTGTGCTGATATGGAAGTGCTGATATGGAACGCCCTTCTTTCGTTTGCCTCAGCCCTGATTGTGTTCTGGGTCAAGCAGACGTCGGAAGAACAGAAGCGCATTCAGATTTTGCTGAACCGCACGCGGGAAGAGATTGCCAAGGAGTATGTCACCAAGGCAGATGTTCACACGGATATCAACCGTGTACTGGATCGCTTGGACAGGCTTGAGGCAAAACTTGACTCGTTTATGAAGGAGCAGCGCAGTGCGCTGGGGTAAGGAGTAGATATGGCTTTTCCGCTCGCTGCTGCTGGTTTAAAGTATTTGGCAGGAAAAGGTCTTGAAGCTGCTGGGCTTCCATCTGGTCTTACAAATCCTGTAGGTTATGCCATGGGACAATTGGGAAATGCCGTTGGTCAAGCAACTGGAGTTCCTTCTCAGCTTATCACTGATCCCAAAGGCTTTGTCAAAGATAAAGCTTTGGAAGCTATGCGTAATGCTCCCAATGTCCCCGGTGGCGGAGAAGAAGGTGGTCGTGGGGAAGGATCTTCTGTAGGCCAAGACTTTAATTTGCGCCGTCGCAGCTTTGATGACGAAGATGGATTTAAACGTGGCGGTAAAGTAAAGTCCAAGCCAAAAGTTTCTTCTGCATCTAAACGCGCAGACGGAATTGCCCAACGCGGCAAAACCAAAGGCAGGTACATCTGATGCCATACGCAAGTGACAAGCAAAAACGGTTGATGCAGGCAGTTGCCCACAATCCTGCATTTGCAAAGCAAGTTGGCATTCCACAATCAGTGGGAAAAAAGTTTGAAGCACACAAAGCAGGAGGCGGTATGGCCAAGAAACTTTTCGGCGGCAAGGAGACTTACGCCGAAGAACTGAAGGAAGCCAAGGCAATCAAGTCTGGCAAGATTTCCCCCCAACAGTACGCTCGTGGCGAGCAGAAAGAAGAGGCTGGTATGAAGATGAAGAAAATGGCGATGGGTGGCGGTGTTGCTCCATCAAAGATGGCTCCCGTAAAGACGGCTGCTCCTAGCCGTGACGGTATTGCTTCCAAAGGCAAGACCAAGGGTAAAGTCATCACCATGAAGCGCGGCGGAAAGTGCTGAAATGAAGCGCCGTAAATTCGCCGATGGCGGTGAAACTGAACTTGAAGAAGGTTCAGGTGGTTATGGCGAAGTGCCGGAGATGAAAGCCGAGGAGCCCGAAAAGCCCAAGACTTTCAAAGAAGCTTTTGCTGAAGCCCGCGCCGCAGGGGATAAGACGTTCATGTGGAACGGTAAGAAGTACACCACTGAGGTGGCAGGTTCTAAGTCTTCTGCACCTGTTCCTGGGCGTCCCCGTGGTGAATCTATGCCTGTGTCTGTTACGCGTCAGATGGCTGACCGTGCAGCGGCTGAAACCGCAAGTGCTCGCGCTTCTTCTGAGGCTCGCGCAGCCAGAGCTCGTGAGGCTGCATCGGAGCTAGCCCGTGAAGTTCGGGGACGTGCAATGGAGCCTAAAGCTAAACGCTTGAGCATGACTGGTGTGAATCCGAACACCATGCTGCCGTACGCCAAAGGCGGCTCAGTCGGTTCTGCATCCAAGCGAGCAGATGGAATCGCTCAACGAGGAAAAACTCGCGGCATGATCGTAGCTTGCGGTGGCGGCTACATGAAGGGCAAAAAATGATGGCTTCACGCGGGATGGGCGCAATCAACCCATCAAAGATGCCTGGGCCGAAGCGCAAAGCGCGTCGGGACAACACTGACTTCACTGAATATGCTGAAGGTGGTGAGGTATCCCGCGTGAATGAAGCAGGCAATTACACCAAGCCGGGTATGCGCAAGTCACTCTTTGAGAAGATCAAGGGTCAAGCAACCCAAGGCACTGCGGCAGGTCAATGGAGCGCGAGAAAGAGTCAGTTGTTAGCAAAGCAATATAAGGCTCGTGGTGGTGGATACCGTGATTAAAACTTGTACTGGATGTCAACAGCAAAAGCCGCTAACTGAGTTTTTCAGTCGTGGTGGGAAGTTGTCACATCTGTACAAGTCGCGATGCAAACAATGTATGCAGTCGCAAAGACAGGAATGGGCGGATAAAAACCGCGACCACTTGAACGACTGGCGGCGCAACAACTGGATTGCAGCGGGGCGGCGCTTGCGTAGGCGGGGGGCAACGCAGCAGATGTACGATGCTTTGTATGAAGCCCAAAAAGGCTGCTGCGCGTTGTGCAACGAGCCGGAAGAAAAATTTGCGTGGTTGTGTATTGATCACGATCACGTCACGGGCAGAATTCGGGGGTTGTTGTGCCCTAACTGTAATCGGGGGTTGGGCTTGTTGCAGGACAACCCAGACTTGCTACGCAAAGCGGCCAAGTATGTAGACGAGCATAAAGCGCTGCACGTTGAGGAGACACAGTCGTGAAATCCCCGCAGCAGTCCCTGAAAGATTGGACAGCACAGAAATGGAGAACCAAAAGTGGTAAACCGTCTTCTAAAACTGGCGAGCGATATCTTCCAGAGGCTGCTATCAAGGCTCTCAGCCCTGCTGAGTACGCTGCGACTACTCGTGCAAAGCGTGCTGGGAAAGCCAAAGGCAAGCAGTTCGTAAGCCAACCCAAGGGTATTGCCCAAAAGACCGCAAGGTATAGATAATGGCTGAGAAGTGGATTCAGAAGGCAATTTCCAAGCCAAATTCTTTGCGCAAGTCTCTGGGCGTCAAAGAAGGACAGAACATTCCTGCTGGCAAGCTGGCTAAAGCAGCTAAAGCTCCGGGCAAGATGGGCCAACGCGCTCGTTTGGCTCAGACCCTCAAGGGACTGAAGAAGTAAATCATGGCCCTCTCAGGAACAACGGATTTCAATCTTGACCTCTCCGAATATATCGAAGAGGCTTTCGAGCGATGCGGAGCCGAGCTTCGTAGTGGATATGATTTTAGGACTGCACGACGCAGCCTTAATCTCTTGTTCACTGATTGGGCTAATCGCGGTATCAACATGTGGACTATTGAGCAAGGGACTCAGACTCTTACTCAAGGCACCGCCACCTACACGTTACCTGCTGACACTGTTGATCTTATTGAGCATGTGATCCGTACTGGAGCCGGGAATGCGTCAACGCAAGCCGACTTGCAAATTACACGTATCAGTGTTTCTACCTACTCCTCTATTCCCAACAAGTTGCAGCAGGCCCGCCCAATTCAGGTGTGGATCAACCGCCAGCAAGCCGCCCCTCAATTCACGGTCTGGCCTGTTCCTGATGGCTCACAGACGTACCAATTTGTCTATTGGCGCTTGCGGAGAATTGACGATGCGGGCAACGGTGTTAACACACAGGACATTCCGTTCCGCTTTATCAACGCGCTTGTCGCAGGATTGGCCTATTACTTGTCCATGAAGATCCCTGGGGCCATGGATCGTATGCAGGTTCTCAAGGCTCAATATGACGAAGCCTGGGACTTAGCCTCCACGGAAGACCGGGAGAAAGCCGCAGTTCGGTTTGTGCCACGACAGTATTTTATCGGGGGCTAAATGAGCAACCGGTTTGCCAATGGTTATAAGGCGTTTGGCTTTTGCGATTTCTGCGGGTTTCGCTATGACCTGAAGAATCTCAAGAAGCTGATCATCAAGACCAAGCAGGTTCAATATAAGGTCTGCCCGTCTTGTTGGACTCCCGATCATCCGCAGTTGCAGCTTGGCATGTATCCTGTGGAAGACCCGCAGGCCATCCGTGATCCGCGTCCAGACACAAACACTTGGTATGCGTCAGGAACTTCAGGTTTGCAGACCTCCCCGACCACGGGCACAGGTATTGACCAAGAAGGATATCCGGGCGAGGGCATGTTGGTCATTCAATGGAATTGGAATCCTGTGGGTGGGCCAAGGGCCAATGATGATGGTTTAACGCCAAACTACTTGGCTTCAGCCAGGGAAGTCGGTACAGTTACGGTATCTGTGACGTAGGAGTTCACATGGACAAAAAGCAGGTTAAAAAGATCGCTGACGTTGAGGCCAAAAAGGCTGTCAAAGGTCACGAGAGCCGTATGCACGCTAAGGGCATGAAGAAGGGTGGGCCGACCACCGATGACCGTATGCGCTTGGGTCGTAATCTGTCTCGCGCAGCCAACCAAAAGACGGGGTGAACCATGGCATTCAGCAAAAAAGTTATGGGTAAAGAAGTTGGCGAGGCCAAGGTCTACGCTCCTCCTCACACCATGGATGGCAAAGAAGGTGTTGATCTGAGGAACGCTGGCTATGAAGGCGGCAACCGCCTGAAGGCTGATGACTTGGCAGTCAGTGTTAATGCTGTGCGCAGCAAGCCTTATCCTGAGCCAAAGACCTCGGGCATCAAGATGCGCGGGGCTGGCGCTGCCACTAAGGGATTTATGTGCCGGGGGCCGATGGCGTGAATTACACCCAGCTTGTTGCCAACATCCAGAATTACTGCGAAAACAGCTTTGATTACGCCAATGATCCGACGATCATTGACACGTTCATCAAGCAAGCAGAAGTTCGGATCTACAACACGATCCAGTTTCCTTCGTTACGTAAAAACGTGACGGGTGTGACTTCGGGCGGCAACAAGTATTTGGCGTGTCCCACCGACTTCCTTGCTGTGTATTCAATGGCAGTGGTTAATCCCACAACCAGCGAGTATGAGTATTTGCTCAACAAGGATGTCAACTTCATTCGTCAGGCATATCCTGTTCCTACGTCCACGGGCATTCCAAAGTATTACGCTTTGTTTGGCCCGACTACCGGATTGCCTCAAGAGTTGACGTTCATCCTTGGCCCAACCCCGACGGCTTCGTACACGGTAGAGCTGCATTATTTCTTCCTACCGGAATCAATCGTTACGGCCAATACGACGTGGCTTGGCGATAATTACGATCCTGTGTTGTTGTATGGCTCCATGGTTGAAGCAATCACCTACATGAAGGGTGAGCAGGATCTCGTATCGCTCTACAATCAAAAATATACTGAAGCCTTGGCTATGGCTAAACGCCTTGGGGACGGAATGGAGCGGCAAGACAGTTATAGATCTGGCCAATTCCGCCAAGCTGTCACTTAAAACCATGGTCAAGCATACGCGCCAAGAAGCTAAAGCACTGGGGCTACCCACGTGTTATGGCAGCGCGTGTTCAAAGCATCCCGAACTTGACGGGTTGCGACGTGTTTCTGGTGCTTGTGTTGAATGTGCAAGGATTGCGCTTCGCCAAAGTCGTAAATCAAATCCTGAGCGCACCAAAGCGCAACATAAAAAAGATTACGACAAAGCAAGAAAAAATCCTGTGCTTGTTCAGCAAAAACGCGATAAAGACAAAGTTTATCGCACGGCGAACAAAGAATTATTTCGCGCAGGCATTGCTGAGTGGAGTAGACGCAATACAGAAAAAGTAAAACTGTATGCGCAGCGCACCAAACAAAACAACAAGGGGCGCGTCAATTCGGACACTGCACGGAGACGGTACGCAAAACTGAAACGCACTCCCGTATGGTTGACTGCGGATGATCATTGGATGATCCAACAAGCGTATGAACTTGCTGTCTTGCGTACCAAAATGCTTGGGTTCTCTTGGC